CTGAGCCTTTGAAGGCTGCTTCTTCTTGTGCCTTCAATCGCTTGCGACGCTCAGACTCAAGACCACTAAACTCTTCTTTTTCAAGTTCTGATTGAACCTGGCCCATAGTTGCTGCGCGTTGGTTTTCATAGATTCCAGAAAGTTTAGTTGTAGTACCAAGTTGAGCAGCAATGTTCTCAAAGCCTTGCGCTGCAAGGGATGCTGCTCCCTGTTCGTTGATGCCCTTTTCAACCATTGTCTGTGCAATAGCCTTGAAACGCTCACTGTTAAACTGAATACCAGATTGAGCACGGCGGATAGCCTCTGCTGCAAATGCTCCAGTAGTACGATTAATGTTTAGTTGTTCCTGACCAATCTTAGGGTCCATGAAGAAATCCTTAAGGTCAGCAGCAGTAGAGATGTAACCAAGTTTTTGTAGAGCCTCAATGTAGGCTGGGTCTTGGTTAACTGACTTGAGGGTAGCAATGTTTGCTCGTTCAGCCAAATCCTTGGCACTAACATTGTTCTTGGTGTACAGTTTTAGAGATTCTTTGTCAAGATACTTCTTGCTTAGGCTGTACTTGTCTACTACCTCTTTGTAACCTTCAACTGCATTAAATAGTTCATTAGCAGACTTACGAATTACAAGACCTTCATTGAGATAGCCATACTCTGTGTAGAAAGGCGACTCAATTTTTGAACCATTCTTGAGTGTGTACTCCTTGTTATTCAGGAACACCTCTGTAGCATTATCATAGTCAAGACCCTCTTTTAGAAGAGATGTCAAGAAAGATGTAGATGAGTCAATAATTGCAGAAGTAAAGCCTAGTTCACGAAGTGCTGCTTTAAGCACGTCAATGTTAGTTGTTGGCTTTCCAGTTGTATCTCCACCAGGTGGTGGGTCTGTAGTAACTACTACAGGGGTTGGTGTAATAACAACTTTCTTAGGAATAATAGCAAATGTGCCATCTGAATAACTCTCAGTTGTACTTCCGTCTGAGTTAACTACAGTAGCAATAATTGTCTTTGTTACTGTACCAGTCTTTAGACCAGTACCTGAAACAAGGTTACCATTCTTATCATAAACATTGCCATAGTTAGTTGTGCGTGTATCGGGAATAGCAGCCCCCATAGGGAATACTTCCTTGTAAGTTCCAACTCCACCTGCACCAGTACGAACAAATTCAATTGTTGCTCCTGCTGCTTTACCCTCAACTGTTAGTTCAGGTTGAGCCTGTGCTTTGTATCCAGCAGTAATGCGAGCATTAGCCTGCGCAGCAGTTTCGCCTTCTAGGCGATTAGCGCGGTCAGTAGACTTACCACCAGCAGCAACTACTTTTGCTGTGGCAGCATCAATCTCTGCTTGTGTTAATGCTTTTTTTGTTGTTGGTGCTGCTTTAGATGCAGCAAGTATCCCAGCAAGACTTGTTGTGTCTACCATTATCCACGCCCTAACTTGCTTCTTAGACCTTGGGTTAAGTTAACAGCCTCGTTAATGGCTGTAGAGGTCTTGCCATATCCTGCATCACTCATGATTAACTTAGTCATTTCCCAATCGTTAGGTAGGCGGTACTTGCCATCATCACCTTTGAAATTAAGTGCTTGCTTAAGTAATGCATCAGATTCAGTAACATCTCTTTCGAGAGCGTTAGATAGTGACTGCATAAGTGGCTTGACATACTTGTCAGCGTCTTCTCCTGCATTTACATAATCAGCAATACCCATATACTTTGCAGAAACTTGATTACGAATAGTAGTTTTATATTGCTTAATCTTTTCTTGTGCTACATTCTGGTCAGCAGTACTAAGGATGTCCTTGATAACTGGAGACAGTGTTGCAAAGTCTGGCGCCTTAGCGTAGTTCTTTACGCTTGTACTAACTAGGTCATCATAGATAGCCTTAGCAGCGCCACCTAGATTCTCAACATTAAACTTGTCATTTGGGAAGTTCTTAACTAAGAAGTCAGCAAGGAATTGCTGTTGTTCTTCGGCATTGAATCCTTCACCAGATGTTGCTGTAGAAATCTTATTAATCGCCTGGTATTGTAGAACTCCATCAGGGTTCTTTACCTGCTTTGAATACTGAGGATTGCCAAACTTGTCAATCTTTTGCTTCTTAGTCTTAGGGTCAATAACTGGCTTGCTCTTCTTATCCCATACTGGAGCAAAAGATGTCACAGTAGATGTAGTGCTAGTAGCAGCCTGTGCTTTAATTGTTGAGTTCCACTGAGTAACAAATTTCTTATCTAGGTCTGCAGTAGGGGCTACACCAAATGCTGTGAAGTAAGCATTACCAAACTCAAGACGAGCCTCTGTTTCATCCTTTAACTGCAAGGCAGTAGATATCTGCTTGTTATACTTTGTAGTAGTATCTGGTTGCTTAACAGTCTTGCCACCTACACCATAAGCCTTAAGAGTCTCTAGGTATGAAATAGGGTCTGCGTTATTAGCAGCAGCAAGACCAATGATTGTAGCCATTGCAGAGTCATCACCAGCACCAATTATACCAATAGGTGTCTTAGCCTTAGAAAAGCCTGTAGCACGAGCAAGGGTTTGCCAGTGGTCAAACATGTTAGTTGCTTTAGAACCACTAGGTGCTGCTTGAGCACTAAGCATACGCTTTAAGTTCTGTAGTTCAATAGCCTTTGCAGTAGCATCAGGTGCGTTTAAGTAAGGCAAGTAAGGGTTAGTAGCGCCATACATATTAGCGGGCATACCACTTATAATTGCATTAGACATTGATGAAAAGGCGGTAGGGCGTGCACTTGCAGCAGCACGTGCTTCATCTGCTGTCTTATAAACTATTTTGTCTGCCATCTTAGCCCTTCAATTGTCCTGCGAATACTCCGTAGTACATACGAGAGAATGACGGATTATCTACCATTAGTTGTTCAGCCAATGAAACAAGTTCATTACGCATGAGTGTTGCTAACCCACCCTTTGCAGTAAGTTCTGCATAGTTGGATACCTTTGCTTTGTTAAGTATAGTTTGAAACTCTTGATACTTAGGATAGAACTCAGATATCTGGTTATATACAGATGATTGAGTAAATGCTGGGTCTTGTAGTGCCTCACCAATACGAGCAATACGCTCTTGCGCTGTACCAGTTGTGACAGTATCAGGTGGACGTGAGCCACCAAATTGCTTGTTTAACTTGTCAATCTGCTCTTTATACCAGAAGTCTGGGTAGCGATTAGCAATCTGTTGTTCTGCAATCTGGTCCTTAAGCATTGAGTAAACCATGCTTTCAGCCTCATTAGATAACTCTGTAGCAGATAGGCTACGACGAGCACCTGTTGTCTTCTGCCAGTTGTAGTACTTAAGTGAGTACTCTCCACCTGGGAAGAAGTAAGGAATTACATCTCCAGGAGAACGAGCATACTTAGCAGCAGCGGTTGGATTATTGTTCAACCAACTCCATGCATCATCAGTACCACGTACGTTGCCTGTAGAACCACCTAGTGCAATAAGTAAGTTTTCAGCACCAAATGCCTCAGCAAACTGATAAACAGACTTGCCATAATCACCTGGATTCTTACGAGAAATCTCGTCCCAGTGTGAGTAAAGCATTGTTAATGTCATGAATTGTACTTTGTTCTCAGGAGTCTTAATCTTTGCAAGAACTTCTGTAGATGGAGTAGCAGGTGAGATGCTCTGGAACAGTGCATTCAAGAAGCCAACCTCACGAGATAGTGATTCAGCATCTTGGAATAGTCGTGTACGCTCTGCATCACTTGCTAATGGATTAGTTCCATACTTGCCAGTAGATGCTAAGTATGATGCCCAGTCTTTAACACCACGCTGTACCATTGTTTCATCACCCATACGGTATGCAATTGTCTTGCGTAACCATGCTGGAAACACGAAATCTTCTGCAGATTTAGGTGCACCAAACGGTGTAATAATGTCGCGTAAGATGTCATTAACTGGACCAAATGCTGTTGTTTTACCGCTAGCAGCGTACAATCCCTGTAGTGCAGGTCCAATACCAGGTAGTCCTGGGTTAACCTGACCGAATGCTAGGTTAAGTGACTGTACTGGTGCAGTAATCTGTAGTGCATCAGCCATGTTGATATTTCTACCAGCCATAGCACCCATTACAGAACCTACTAGAGGAATCTTAAACTGCTTGTTTGTAGAACCTGGTTCTGTATAGAAGAAACCTTGGTTATCATCGTAAGTCATTCCACTAACATCATAGAGTGTGTTTGAACCTTCTTGATTAAGTGAGTTGTATGCCTTACCAAACTTGTATGCAGGTATTGGATTAGCCAAGAACAATTCGCCCCACTTATTAAGTGTGTTGTAGTGTGCCTGTGCGAATGGGAAGGCTAGACGCCATGCGTTAGCCCACTGATTCTGACGTGCAGCATCATAGAACAAATCTTTAACATACTTAGAAGCCTCACGTGCAGCCATCTGATGGATAGTCTGCAGTTCAGTAGCACCTTGATGTACGTAATCAATGTTCTTCTCACGCTTTGAAAGTTCTTTAGAGATAACACGAAGTGTAGGATGCTTACGACCTACTGGACGACCCATAAAAGTTACAGGAGCCAGTGAGTTGTTTGCACTTGTAAGCAGTCGCTTGAGGTCATCTGTCTTGAGCATTGGAGCATAGCCACCAATGAAGTCCCAATAAGACATCTGATACTCAGGACCAAAGTTATACTTAGACTCTAGTCGGGTTGCTAGTTCAAAGAACTTGTCAACTGCGTATGTAATTTCTTTAGGACCAGCCTGACCAATAGCACGCTCTGTAGTTACGAACACATTAGAACCTGCTACATCATCTGCTGTAAAGTTACTCTGAATTGCTTTGAGGAATTGCTTCTCAGCAACTTCCATTTCAGCGGTATTTTTGATACCCTGAGCATAAGGAGCACGAATCTTAGTTAGTTTCCCACCCTTTTCAACAACAACCTCACCATTGCGAAGTAGTTCTAGTACTAAGTGTGACTTAGGACCACTACCTGCAAGTGCCTTAATGTTACCTGCAACAGTATCTACCTGCTTCTCATCAAAGAGATAGATAAAGATATTGTCTGGGTTAAAGTTCTCTTTAGTAAATCCTGCGCTTGGGTCCTTCAAGAATAGGTTACGAATACCATCATTCTTCTGGAACACACCTGTTGAGAAGTCTTTAAGGATGTTATCTGCAGTATCATACTCATCAATGAGTTTTTGTACATAGGCACGCTTGGCTGCTTCGTCACCATTCTGCATTAATTTAACTACATCTGGGATGAACTTATCAGCCACGAAGTTGTTAATGGTATAGGCAAAGCCTTCCATAAACTGTGGGTGGTTAGAATCTACTACCTTGTAGAACTTAAATACCTGTGAGTGACGGCTAGAGCGCATATCAGAGACAGACTGCTTGCGATTAATCTGTGAACGGTACGCACGAACTGCATCTGTTAGTTCTGCTTCTGCATCTGATTCCTTGAATATCTGACCTGTAGCATCAAACTGATACTTACCCCAGCGAGATACTAACTTCTGGAACTCATTGCCTTGTGGGTTTGCAATGACCATTGATAGGAATGCTAATGGACTTGAAATTAAGTTATTGTGACCTGAGAACAATTGACGCATCTGCATTTCTGCAATGTTACGGAAGATGTATGAGAAGCGGAATACCAACTGTGCTGTACGCCATACATCGCCAAATTCTTCTGCAAGAACTTTACCTTGACGTACACGACCATAAACAGCATTAGCCTGGAAGTTAGTAAGTGTCTTTAAGACTGCCTTACTATCAGGAAGGTTAATCATATCGCGGAGCAACTGGTGCTCTAGGATTGCATCTGGCAATAGAACTGCGTCTCCGCCAGCATTAACAATGTTTGCTACACGATTCTCAGCAGTTGAACCTAGGCTGTAAGCCTTTTCAATTGCTTCTTCTCTACCAGAAATTTTAGTTGAACGCTTAAGTATGTCAATTTCTTCTGGAGTTAAATTAAGTTTCTTACCGATTTGCTCAGTAATCTCAGTGATGCCTTTTTCGACAGCAACAGCACGCTCTTGGTTAGTAGTAGCCTTAAATAGGTTACGCTGGATAGCAGCAATAACTGCCTCTTGGCCGTCCTTGCCAAGTACAGTCTTAAACGCTGCAGAACTTACCCAATCCTCAACACCATTAACAAGACCTGATGTATCACCTAGGTTAAGCATTGTGCCACGTACATAGAAGCGGTTAAACGACTTCTCAATGGCTTCTGCGTAACGCACTGGTGCAAATGATATAGGGTCAACCATGCGTGCTAAAGGATTTGCTGTCATCTTGCCAGCCTGAGCCTTTAGACCTAGTGATAGTGAAGCCTTAATACCACGAGGGTCAACACCTTCTACACCCATGTGCTCTAGGAATACTTTAAGCACGTCATCAGGTGTCTTTGCAGCAGTTAATGCAACTACAATATCAGCATCTAACTTCTTGCCAAAGAAACGGTGTATAGTTAGTGCGTCATCTTCCTTTGCAACTATTTCTGCAATTTGATTGAAGCGACGTCCCAACATAAACTGTAGCGGCTTAGAGAAATCTTTACCAACTTCGCCACCAAAGTTATCGACAATACCAATTTCAGAACTTAGTTGCTCACGAAGAGCGTTCTTTTCTGCAATTTCAGTTTCAATCTTAAGTAACTTGCTTAATCCCTTGTACTCAGGGTCATTAATAAGTTCACGAAGAATCTCTGGGTCTTTGTTAGCCAACTCACGAAGAGATGAAATGTAAGCAATTCGGTCATCTAACTGTATTTGCTGGTTAAGAATCTCATCTAATTGACCCTGACGGGAAGCAAGAGATGTCTCTGTATCCTGAATAGATTGAAGCAACTTAGCAATATTAGGACCGAGGTTAGTTGGGTCTGCAATTTCTGCAGCAGCCATAGCAACCTCTGCACGAGATGCAGCAAGACGCTTAGTATTGGTGACTACAAAGCCACCTTCTGCTCCATAAATCGAACGGATGTTCGAAAATCCGTCAACCTTCCAGATGTCTGTGACTGCATCTGCAATCTTAGACATAACAGCAGGGTTTTTAATCTGTGCTACACGGCCAATGAGCGAGCCAAGGCTTTCGCCTGCTACAAGTTCATCGCCAACTGAATAAAGTGAACCTAAGAAACCTTCAAAGTTAGCAGTATCCTGCTTAAGTCCACGAGCAAGGTCATCAAATGCCTGCATTGCTGCAACATCGCCAGTATCAGTAGACAATTGCTCTAATCTATCGATTAACTGCGCACGACGAGTAGACTCTTCTAGGATTTCATCCTGAGATGCACCCTTAAAGTTATCTGCAAGGTCAAGTAACTTGAAATCTTCATTGCCTTTAGCGGTAATAACATACTCATCTAGACCACTTGCACCAACTGTAATCTTACCAGCCTCTGGAAGTTCATCTGTAATGATAAATCCATCAAAAAACCCACCAGTGTTCTTCATATCAGCAGATAATGTATCAACTGCTGTTGTTAATTCACCAGTTTGAACTTTTGGGTTATAAACGAACCACTCAGCAACCTTATTAGGAGCAAGAGTTGCAGCCGAAGTTGGGTCTGTTGCAAGGTTTGCAAAAACATCTTTATCTGTATTAAGCATCTTAGCAGCAGTCTTAGAAAGAACTGCAGCCTTTTGCTTCTCAAGGGTAGTAACTTCTAGTGCAGTCTTCTGATAAGTAGAGTTAATACGCTTGTATTGCTTTGCTGCTTCTTTTTTTGCAAGTGCTTTCAGTTCAGAAGTATCTTTAGCGTTAGAAGCAATCTTTTCGTCTAATAATGCTTGTTGTGATGCCTTAGTTAGTGGACCTAATTCTTCCTTAAACTTTGAAATCTGCTTACCTTGGCGTATTACCTTTGTAGCAGCGCCAGCGCCAACCCATGTGCTTGGGTCTAGAGCGACGTTAAGAGTAGCATCAAGTAATCCCGACATTACCTTGTATGCTGTTGTATCAGGGTTAGCACCTAGTGACTTGGCTGCAAAACGACCAATTGTAAATGACTCACCGTTAATCTTACCGTATGCACCCATTGCTTTTGCTTGGTCTTTACCAACGCGTGACTCAGGTGCAATAAAGAATCCTGAACCAGTACTTACTCCAGGCTTACCACCAGCAACATCTGCAATAAGAGAACCAAACTGTGTGTTCTTTCCACCAAGTGTTGCTAAATCTTTTACGAACTGTCCAGCATTTCCTGCTGAGATGTCGCGTGTGAGTGTAGTTGCAAGGTCATAAGGCTGACGAAGCATAGCAAAGCCTACACGAGTAGCACCCTTAAGTGGGTCATAGACAAGGTTGCCAAAAGCAGCACCAATAGAACCTAGGATTCCACGGTCTTTCTTAACACTTGACTTAATCTTTTCAACATTCATTGCATCATTCTTAAGTTGTGCAATGCCGTCCATTGAAACAATCTTGCCAATGCCAGGTGTATTAACACTAAGCCCCTGTTGAACCATAGCCATAACTAGGTCTTTGCTCATATTTGGGTAGCGTGAAGTAATCTGATTAAAGTTATCAAATTTATCAGGCGTCAAAGAGCCCATCTGCATGCTAACCATGCGGCGCATTGTTTCGCCCTGGTTGTTATACAGTGATTGAGCAGCAGGAGATAATGTTGGGTTAGCCACTAAATACCCAGTTCGTTATAGGCTTCAACCATCAAGCGTAATTGGCGTGAGTTAGGATTTGCCATAAGCATTGCACGTGCAAGGACAGAGCCTTGGTCAATTGCATCAACTGGTGTAGGCAGTACTTCTTGTCCTGCGCCTGGGCCGTATGTTGCACCCTCTGATAGAGGAACTCCCTGTGTACCAGGAGCAAATGCATTAACAGCATCAACTGAACCTACCAAAGGATTACCTTGAGGCATAGTTACTTGCGGTGTTGGAACATTAGTAGATGCTCCAGAAGCAATGCTTTCCATTTCTGCACGTTGCCCATAAGCACCGCCAGACATATTTTGAATTTTTGCATCACGCTGTACACGTGCTACACGCTCACTGAGGTTTTTATCAGTACGAGATGAGTTTGCCCCCATGCCTGAGACTTTTTCATTAAGAGCCATTAGTCTTCATCCTCATCCATGTGTTTTCTAACATCGTCTAGTGTTGGTGCTGATACCATCCATTCAGGACGCATCTCTGTTGCAGATAAAATCCACAATGCATTTTCAACTGTAAATCCTGCTTTACGCAAAGATTTATAAAATTCATGTAACTCAATAGCGTACTGGTCTAGTTTTGAGTAGTCTTCTTCAACTACTTTTTTCTTTCTTGTAGCCATTTTGAGTCCTTATCCTAGTCCTGCTAACATTGTTGTTAAATCTGGGGCTTGTTGAGGGGCCCCGCCAGAAGGTTGTCCAGGAGCCGCTGGGGACGGGGGCGCTTGCTCAACTGGGCCTTGTGTGCCTGGCGGAGCCATCTCCGACTGCGGAGGCTGTTCAGGCGTTTCCACCTTAAACACTGCCAACGCAGCAGACTCTATGCTCTCCCCTTTACGACGACGCTCAATGACATCGGCAATATTCTGGATTAACTTAGTTGGGTCTTGACCCTGTGCGACCATTGCTGGAATTGCTTGCGCACTTGCAGTAATTGATGCAGTAAGATTCTCGCGCATCTTTTCAATCTCGATACGTTGTTCTTCCATAGTAACGTTAACGCTCCATGGCAACTCGCGACGAATAAAGTCCTTAGATACTAAATCAGCACCTAGTGCTTGAAGAGAGAAAATTAGAGCGCGTGAAGGGTCTAATCCAGCCATCAAGCCATATCGGACTTCTACAGAAGTATCGCCCTTAATGTCCTTGCTTGGCATGTACTTTAACTCGTACGGTGTTCCTTGCGCGGTTCCTCTAACTGTCTTCTTTTCATTGAAAAGGATTTCATCCATTTCGAAACATAACTTGATGACATCTTCCAACACCTCAGCAAGAACTGTTTGACCAGCCTTAATCTGAGAGTCGAAAGCACCAAGTAATGCCTGGACACCTTGACCAGTGATAACACTAGCGTCAATGTTTCCAGTTCTACCCTCAGGATATCGAGCACCAAGTCTTAATTCTGATTGGAGTGCTGATTGCTCCTGGAAAGTAGCAGCGGGAATGTCCAAACGGACACGCCCAACACCATTAGGATTTGTAGTACGAATGATTGCATCTGGGCCCATAGGCATATCAAG